GGCCTTCTGCGGCATCGTCACGTTCAGCGCACCTTCAGGCCGTAGCGCGATCATGTGCACAGTGTGGTCGTTATTGCTGTTGAGGATATCCACAACAAACAACTCGTATGGCAGAAGCATCACTTGCTTCTTGGCCTTGTTACCCTCTTCGTCCTCCACCACACGCTCCATGAACACGCCACCATTGGTGCCATAGGCATAACCACGTGGCGGTGTTGGGCGCATGACCTTGACGACTTCCTTTGCGGTTGCCGTGCTTTCAGTTGAAAGCTTTAGCTCGATCTCTTTCTCTTCGACTTCAACACCGATCTCACGCCCCAAGATCAGCGGGTTGGTGATCTTGCCCCAGTGCTGACAGCTTGGGCAGATGCCGGGGTTCTCCGAGTCCATCTTGACGCATGGGTATGGGCCTTTGATGCTCTGGAGCTTCTGATTCATACGAGCAGGCTCGTAGGGGTGCATCTTGCTCAGCCACACAGCCGCTCCGTTGCCGTCCTCACAGACCTTAGCCCATGACAAGAGACCACGCCATATCGGCTCCATGCCCTCTTCTTTGGCATGCTCAACGTAGTTAGCCAGTTGCTTGCAGCCCCTGTCGTTTTGCGTAGCCAACCAGATTGGTTTGAACTTGGTCACGCTGTTCTCGTACAGCTTAACTGTCGTAGCCGTTGGGGTTGCCTTGGCTGGGCGCTGTCCGGGCAAGTCAAGTGTGGGCACAGTTACTGGCTCATATACTGAGCCTGTCAGTTTCTCCCTGATGAGTTCGGCCATACCTTCGAAGCTGAACAAATCGCCTTCAGTCAGTATGCGCACGGGGCGCGGTGTGGCGTACTTCTTCTTGAAGTTGGTTGTGCCCGGCACACGCAAGACACGGGCGGCATCAGCCGTCACAGTCATGTCGATGGCTAAGTTCTCTTGCTTGCACAGGCGCTTGAAGTTTTCAGCCACCGGCTTCCATGTGTCGATAGAAACGGCAGTAAGTAGTGGCCAGTAGCAGTGCAAGCCGCCACCAGAACCCACCACGTAGGGCGTACCCAAGGCATCAAGGCCAGTCTTTTCCAAGAACGCATTGAGCGCAAGGGCGGCATCTTTCTTTGATGCATACCCATCCATGTCGATGAACAGGGATTTAACGTACTGAGCGTTCACAGCAGTGCGCTTGTCTTCGTCGCCAAAGGTAGCCAAGGCAAAGTAAACGTCACACTTGTCATCATGCCAACGTTTAGTTGGCGCTGTAGTTTCATCAAGCGCTGTCGCAAAGACATGCTCTTTGATCTTCGTTAGTTCTGCTACGCAGTACCGACCAAATTCTGGCGGTGGCAGAACAACCGCTAAAAACTCAAGCGGGGTCATTGAAGTCCTTGGTTGGGTTACTGGAACAGGTCTAACTGTTTAGCGTCTTTAACTAGGGCTTCATCTGGTGGAGCCAGCACAGTCAAGCGGCGCAGTACTTCGTGTTGCCATTCTTTGGGCATGCCTGCGGGCAGTTCCATGAGTTCAGCGCTGAAGCAAACCAACTCCTGTGTGGTCAAGGATCGAGGTTGTATTCCGTACATATTTTTCTCCATGCCTCGTCTGCTGTGCGAGAGGTCTGCATTATTTTGGTTAAGAACTCGACGCGGTTACGATAGGCCACAAACACTTCCGTGCCTGTGAACCAGTTGTAAACAGTCTGTCGAGAGACACCGAGCGCAAAGGCAATCTTCGTGACTGGGAAGTCAAGATGAATCGCCCAACGCCCAAGCTGGTTGCCCAGAGACTTGGGTGTCTTCGCTACGTCGTCAATGATTTTTTGTGAATAGGCCATAGTGTTGGGTGGGGGTACTCGCTGCGTCTGTGAACATGGGATACTGGCTTACAGATTCAGTTCCATGCCTACCTTGGTTGCCGAGTTTCACAGCATCCGCTTTCCCCCCGATTTAATTACTCGTCGTCCCAATCGGCAACGATGTCGGCCAGCTTGTTCTTCTTAGCTGGAGCGGCTTCAACTTTGGCAGGAGCCTTGCGCACTTCTGGCTCTTCCTCGGCTTCCACTTCAACAGCCTTGGCTTTCTTGGCCTTGGTAGCCTTGACTTCCGCCATAGCTTGCTCCTCGTCTTCGTCAAGCATCTCGCCCATGGGCTTGGCCACAGGGCGCTTGCCTTCGATGGCCAAAGGAGCTGGACTAGTAACGCCATCCATAGCGGCAGGGGTAGAGGCTACGGCCTTCTCAGCATCCTTGGATGTGGCTTGGGTCTGCACAATCTCGTACTCGTCATCAGTCAACCAACGCACAGGAGAGAAGATCAGCTTGGGTGACTCAGCCTTGGTATCAAACTTCATGCGGGTCACGATGGAGTCCAAGTTCACTGGAGGAGTCTGAGCCGCCATAGCACGGGCGTATGCCTGCAAGGGGCGCTTGTCGCCTTCTTCTTTGCCGAAGATGGACGTAGCTGGCAGGGTGACCTGAAGCACATCACCTTCGGGGTTGTTAGCCAAGACCACAGCCAAGCGCTGTTGGTAGCGGCATGCACGGCTTTGACCATTGCCAGACCCAGCGATGTTCTGTGGGCAGGTGGCACAGCTTGAGGACTGCTTGTTCTTCACACCGGCATCAGGCTTCTCGCCATCACCAGAGGTGCAGTCAGGGGCGGCTGCAGCCGCATCTTTGTCGTACGAGCCTGCGTAGAAAATACGGCTGACCTTGGGGGCAGCTTTGACCACGATCACATCCAAGAAGCGCTCGTCAATTGCGGCGATCTCTTTGCCACCAGCGAGCAAGCGGAACACGCCACCCTTGATGGAGACGCGCTTCATGCCGGCACTGGTGTTGACACCACCAGCCAAGGCCAAAGTAGTTGCAGACAGAGCCGCGTTCTTAGCGAAAGCTGGCACGTTTGAGGGGTTGAACATTGCAATATTGCTCATTTTTATTTCCAATTAAGTAGGTTTGCGTACAGAGATGTCGTACTCAGATGCTGAGTTCAGGCCGGGCGGTACGACCCCGGGGTTTTCGTCCAAGAATTGCTTCATGTTGGTCTGGGCGATGCGCTTCTCCAAAAGCTCAAGAGCTTCGTGGGCTATGACGAACTTCTTGAATTCGTCCCAGTCTTGGGTTGAGTAACGCGTCTTCACAGACAGCACCACTGTGCCTTCTGGAGTTCGTACAGATGTAACGCCAAGCGCCTTCATCTGGTCTTTCATTGCGTTCTTGATCTCTTCCTGTTGCGCCTTGAGAACTTCCACTTGCGTGTCGTACTCTTGGGTCAGGTCGGCAATCTTGCTACGCAGTTTGCGGTAGATTTTTGCTAGTTTGTCTAGCGGTACTGAGTCTTCTGACATTTGCTTCTCCGGTTTAATTATTGTCTAAGGTTGGACAGTTTACATGTATTTTTAATCGTTGCAAGCCCCTTTCAAGATTTAATTTCAGTTTCAAACATGTCGGTCAGTAGTAAGTTATCGCTAACTTTCCCTTCCAACGCTCTAAACATCTTCTGCTCAATTGCGCTACCCTGAATGTGAATCACGGTAACTTTGTCTGAGTCTTGTCCCTTGCGGTCAGCACGGGCACAGCACTGGATGTACTGCTCAACGCTCATGAGTGGCCCATAGAACACCACAGTATCAGCGGCAGTCAGCGTGATGCCGTGCGCAGAAGCCGCAGGCTGCATCACCAGTACACGTGGGTCTTCCTCAGTCTGGAAGCGATTGATCGTCTGCCCACGCTTACTAGGCGTGATGTCTCCGTGGATGCACTCGTTGACGATGCCCTTCTTGGTGAGGTAGTTGCTGATGGTGTCGATGGTGCTTCGGAACAGAGCGAAGATGATGACCTTGCGGTTGGTCTCCTCCAGTATCTCCTCAAGCACAGCTAAGCGAGGCGCTGAGTCAAACTCCACAACTTCCTTGTCGTCTGTGTATGCCGCACCACAACTGATCTGAAGCAACTTGGACACACCAGCGGCGGCATTGACTGCTGTGATGGTCTCACCTGCGGCTTGCACCAGCATGCGGTCTTTGAGCATCTCGTAGTACTTGCGTTGCTGTGGGGTCAGAGCAACCTCACGAGTCATGGTAATGACTGGCGGTAAGTCTAAGCACTGCGCTTTGGTAAAGCGAATGGCAGGCTGCAGAGCCTCATGCACTTTGTCCTTGGCGTCAGCCTTTGGCGCCCACTTGAACATCGTGATCTTGTTCATAACCTGATCGCGCCATGCTGTGAAGAACTTGGGCACACCATCAGGGTTAACTAACTTAGCCAGCCCGTACGCATCCACGGGTGACTGCGAAGCAGGCGTTCCTGTCATCATCCACAGGTACGTGCTGGGTGTCAGGATGGAGTTAAGCGCCTTCCAGCGCTTGGTTGTGGGTGTCTTGTATGCGT